TTTGTTGGTTTATTTGTTGGTAAATTAACAGATTCCGCTTTTTTTCTTGCTTTCTCACGATCGTCAAATATTTTTTCTATCTTTTTAACATAGAATTTTCTAAGAAAGATTGGCATATGATAAATAGTTTCCCATGACCACCGGCCTTCACCGGCCCAAACTATATCAAATATCAATGAATGTATTTCTGGTCGTTGTTCAGGCGTCAGGCCAAAAAAGGTTTGATCCAATTTGAAACCCGGCAGTAAAGGTGCCTCCAGATTCACCTTCAATTTCAACTTCTTTTATCATTCCGGGCATATGAGTTGAAACATACTTTTGAAATTTTTTTGATTCTTGAAATGGAAATTGATATTGTAAGAATTCATCAATGTAATTAGGATCTCTAGAATCATTAATTTGAGTAATTACTGATTTTAAAAATGAAGATATTATTTTATCTGGATTATTACTTACTTGATTTGGTGCATATGAAAATTTAATAACAGTTTTATTTTCGCATATATATGTACATTCTCCAATATCATCAGTTTCTAAATCTAATGTTTTATATTGTAAATTTGATAAATTTATACTTGTTTTAATTTCATTTTTAGTATTAGGATCTATTATCGTTATAGGATAATCTTCTCCATATGCTGAAATTCTAGCTGCTATTATTAATGCTTCTTTATCAAAATTTGCTATTTCTGATACATTTATATCTGAAACAATTAATGACTCAAGCAATTTTTCTAAAACAATGCCTTCGGTTATGTATGACATATTAGTTAGTATGTCTTCATCATATGCTGTCATGTGTCGTAATTCAACATGCCCTTCTCTTAATGGGCTATCAATTGAATATATAAGTCCATTTGATGGAATATTAACTATTTCAGAAGGTAATTTTGATATCTTTTTATCAGTATATTGTTTTTTTGCTAATTTTATTAGATTTTCGTTTTCGTAACGATCTGTAACTTTTGCCATATTTTTCCTTTTAAAACTTTATTATAAATATAGATTATTTAGAAAAATAGAGCATATACATAACAGTAGTTCCTAATACTGCTCCCCACCATGAAGCAACTTGATTTTTTTCAGATCTAGACAATCGATATCCTGTTCTTTTTTCTATACTCCATTTTTTATTTGCTCTAGGTTTTACATATGTAAATACAATTGATGGAACTGCAGTAAATGCTAATGATGAAAATTTTGGATTTCTAGTTAAACCTCTTGTATTGTAATATGTATAAAAATAAGAACTAAAAAATCCTATAGTAAATGGTATTCCTGGAATATGATCTTGATATCCTTTTGTTCTACCCATTACATAATCATTCATTTGTATTGTAGTGAATGGTTGTTCTTTTTCTTTATATAATATAGATAATTTATTATTTTGTTTGTATCCAAATACAAATTCTGTTGATATATCTTTTAGAAAATTATTTTTATTATATAATATAATATTATTATCAGCAAATACTATTTTTCCAATAATTGGTTTTTCTTCAAATCGAAAGATGGTATCTTGACAAAATACATTAAAAGTTAATAATAATAAAAATGAAATAAATATACGATTCATATGTTACCTAAATTTAAATTGTAACAGTATGAAATTGAATAGACTTTTTATAATAAATATTTTTGTACAGTAAAAATGGGAGCAATAAACTCCCATTATTTGAAAAAATTAATACTTTAATACTGCGTAGTCATATGATAATGTCAAAGAAATTTCGACTGCAGATTCATTTGACCAATCCATATCTCCAAACGATGCATCATTAATATATGCTCCTACTAGTTCCCATTCTTCTATTTTTTCACCAGTTGGTGATAAAGAATAAAAATTAATATTTCTTTTATATGATGAAGCACCAGTTGCATATCCATCTCTACCAGTTAAAGATTCATGATGATTACGAATCCATGTCATCACTGCTTGTGCTCCAGATGGAACAATTGCATCATATAACGTTATAGTAAGGTCTTGCCATCTTGTTTTTCCCTTAACTTTTCTTTCAACATTAATATGATCTAAGACTACATTTCCGTTATTAACACTTGGTCTACCAGATGCTTTTATTAAATGAGATGGAATATCTTGAAATTCCATAATAAACCTATTGGTCATTTTAGGTTCCCAATCAAACGCTTTTGCAAATAAATCGGTATAATCGACTCCTGCTAAATTTTGTTCTAATTGAGTTTGACCTTGATTTGGTAATTTTTTAAGTAAATCTATGTTTATTGACATTTTATATCCTATTTTATATAAATATATTCATTTCTAAAAATTAATCAGGAAATGAAGCACCAGTTGGTTGAATAGTAAAGTCTAACACAATAAATTCTGCAGTTCTGGTTGGCTGTAAGAATAATTGTCCTACTAAAAAGTTTTGATCAATTACATCCGGTGTGTTATTTGTTTCATCCATTATTACACGGAATGCACTTAAACCTGATTGAGCTACCACATCTTGCAAATAAGGATTTACTATTTGTAAAAATCTATTTCTTGTTGATGCAGTGTTTTGTTCAAATACTAAAAATCTAGTAGCAGAAGCAATAAATTTCTTAACGGTGATTAATAATCTTCTAACATTGACTCTATCTAATGCAGATGGTAATGCTTGTAATGTTTTTTGTCCCCAAATACATACTCCTTCATTTGGAAAATTAGCAATTGGATTAATTCTATTTTCATATAATTCATCTCTATCAGATTGAGATAATCTTATATATGTTTTAGATACCATTGATAATCCACCTCTATTTAGTCCTGCCGGAGCAAACCATGGATGTGCAATTCTATCTGTAAATGATAACACACTAGGAACAACAACTGATGGTGGTACCCATAATGATTTAGGTGCACCAGCTGGTTGTGCTAATACCCATGGATAATATGTTGCTGCATAACTTGAATCCAATGTTTTAACAGTATTCTTAGCTGTGCTAATGTTACTTGTTTTTCCAACAGGATCCATTACATAAAAAGCATCAGCTCTTGATTCACATAATAATATACCAGCATTAGTTACTGAAGGATGTAATTCATGAACTACCCCTGGTGTTATTAACATATTGAAATCATATTGATCTGTATTTGACAATGTATTAAATGCATTTTTATATGCTGTTGTACCAGATTTTCCATCTGCTGAACAATCAAACCCAAATGCATTCGTAGAAGAAATATTTTCTCCGGAATATTTTGGTAGATTTGGTCTAGCTCCATCAAATCCTCCTTGTATAGGAATCATAAACTTTCTTGTTCCAATAGCTATGTTAGCATTTATAATTCCAGCGTCTAATGCTGTTCCGATTGATCCAGAATATGGTGCAGATGATGGAAAGCTAGCTCCAGCATCTTGATTTAAATCTCCCAAATAAAAATCTGAGTTATTACCTGTTGTTGATCCAGAAGTTGGAATTGGAGCAAGATAATTTAAGTTATTTGTATTCGTATAATCAAATCCAAAGAATATATTTGAATTATATCCAGATGTTCCAACTTGTGTAGTTACATTTGAACTAGCAACTAAATTAATACTTGCTGATGGATTTAATATTGGAGAACTTACTGCTTTATATCCAAATGGTATTGCACTAGGATTAATTTTATTTTCAACAGCTGTTGTTACCTCAACTCTTATATATTTTGAATTATTATCAAAAGTTCCTGATTCAACCAATCTTTTAGAAGATGGGTCGATATATTTATGAACATCTCCAATTACTTTTGAAATATATCTAGGAGAATCTGGATTTAAATTTAAATTGGTAAATGATTCTAGAATTGCCGGTGATGTGTCAGTGTCGTCAGAATCAAATGGAGATAATAAAATATTTTTACTATTAACAGCTCTTACTATTAAATCAAATTTACCATACCCAGTTTGTTCAGGATTTTCAGCAGCTGTTATAATATTTTGTATACCTATTTTAAAATCATAATTTTCACCCGTTCCATGAGATAATGCATGTACTTTAAATAAGTTTCTTGATGTTCCACTTATTTTTTGTGAAGTAATAAATGGAGAAGCAGGAGCTTTAAAATCTTGTAAATATTCGTAATTGTCAATAATTTGTAACTTAACTGATACATCGCCTATATTACTAAATTCATTTTTAATATTTTCATTTTCATATTGAACATATACAGGATAATCAATTGATTTAGGATTACTTCCAAATATTTTTTCTATATATGAATTGCTTGAATTATTTATAGAAGCAGAAATTGTTGTGTTAACGCCTGTAGTAGAAGCAAATCCAGAATATCCAGGATATGTATTATCAACACCATATGAACCAGAAACTGTTATGGAAAATGATCCTGACTCGCCACTTGAAATGCTTGAGTCTTCAAATATATTTGCATCTGCAGAATAATTTATAGGAACGGTAGGATGAAGAATATGAGAAACAAAACTTTTCTTTCCTGCTCCAGAGCCAGACTCTGCAATAACTGCTAATGCGCCATTAGTTAATTTGTAACCATTTTCATATAATAATCTAGTTACTGTTAATGTTCCTGCATTATCTAAATATTCTTTTGCTGTAAATGGTAGATATGAATCTTCTGTATATGATCCAAATATACTTTCAAATTCAGCATAATTTTTTACTTTTGTTGGTATTTGTGCTGGGCCTTTAATAGTCGGTCCAATTAAAGCAGCACCTATTTCACCAATTCCTTGGGGTAAAAATGACTGATCTATTTCATTAGTAAATACACCTGGCGATACAATTCTTTCGGCCATCGATTATTCTCCTATAATTATGTTTATTATAAATATATAACAAAACTTGAAAAAACTAGTTATTTGGCGTAAATGTGCCTTCTTGAAGATTTATTTGACCTTGCCCGTATTTTTCTTGTAATGAATTAAATAATTCTTGCTCTTGATTTCTTAATTCATCTAGCTTTTGAAACATTTCATTTTTCTTTTCTTCAAGCATTAATAATTGATTGTTAATTGTTTTTTCATCAATTTGCAATAAACCTAATGTGTTAGTGCATTCTGTGAATTGTCCTTGAATACTTGTTATGGATTCAATGTCTGCTTTTGCAAGTTTTTTTGATTTCATGTTGTAACTTTCTTTTAATTTTATTATAATGAAAATTTATTTATAATCCAAATCTTCCTCGTAATGCGTTGTAGTTTTGTAGGACTTCTGCTTCTGATAAGGCTTTATTATAAAAAGATATGTTTGAAATATTACCCTTCCATGGATAACCTGTAAATCCACTACCCCAAAATGTTCTTCCTATATTAAAAGAAGTGGTTTGCAATACAAAGTTAAGCGGAGTAGATCCTGCGTTACCACTTGGTATTTCAGAATTGTTTATAAAACATCTTACGGCTGATGATGCCGGGGTCAAATCCAGATCAATTACAAAACATATATTTGTAAACTTAGTTGTTGATAATGTAGTAGTAGCATTGTTAAATACAGATCCTGCACCTCTAAATTCTAAAGCTAATAATAATGGATCGACCCTATAAGTTATATTAAAATTGCCATTCCAACTTCCATATGGTTGAGAAGTTATAGCCATAATACTTGATCCTGTACCTGAATTAGGTTTTACCCATGCAGAAAAACTTAACTTTGTTGCATTATTTAAACCTATATCGGTTTGCCAACTAGAAGTAGTAGAAATACTATCATCAGTACCATCAAAATTAAATACCCCGCCGTTTGCATTTTCCCATTGCGGTGTATTATTATCACCATTGGCTCCACTTAAAGAACCAGTAATATTATTTATTAAATCTGTAGCAGTAGCTCCACTTCTAGGATATGATCTTAAATTAGCCGCATCCTGATAAAATACTAATCCATCCTTAACTATATTTGGTGCTGCTATTCCTGCCATTATCTAAACCTCGCTTTCATTGCATCGTAATTTTGTTTGACTTCTTGAGCTGATATAACTCTATTGTAAATCATAAAACATGCGGCAAATCCTAATTTACTATTTCTATAATTACCAACTAAATTTAAATCTGGAAAAGTTATATCAATATCAGAAGTAGGTTTGTTGCTTATAGTTTGTATAAGATCTCCATCTACATATAATTGATTAACTCTTCCTGTAGTATTATATGTCATTGTAACATGTTGCCATGTAGCAGCTGGAATAGTGTAGTCTGTAAATACAGCATCACCTGCATAATGTAAAAATGAATATCTAGTACTATTAGTACACATAGCATGAACTCCTTGTGGGGTTTGATCGCCTATCCACATTAATGAATTATCTCCACTATTCAAATTTGTATTATTAACCCAACATGATAAAGTAATATTAGGATTATTATTACCTTCTGGAAATTTTGAATCATCTGATAAAGGGTCCATAAAATTAGGTACAGTTATATTATCTCCAACAGCATTAAATTCGAATGCTAAATTGTGTTCTGTTTTAGTAACAGTACCTTGAAATGATCCTGTATTATTAGGATTAGATCCTGTATTATAAGATATTCCAGATAAATCGAATATTTTATCAGAACTAGTTGTTCCTGTACATGATTTTGGATTTGCTGAATCATAATACAATACTAATC